ATCACACAAGACGCCGCAGGATTAGCCTTGGGTATGTGTAACCCTTTAATGCCTAAAAAAGACCTCGTTAAACAGGCAGTTAAGTATGGCCTGTCTAACGATTTTAGTGANTAACTACTTCCGGTAACGAGTTCCCACCCAGCCCTCTGCGGCTAGTGGGAAGTCAGACGCCCAACTAGGGGGTGTAGTCATGATACGGACTACATCCTCTAGCGCAACATCCCCTCGCTCTTCATCCACCAAAAGTAATACCTCATCATGAATGCAGTTCACAAGCTCATAGCCTTCTTTATCCAAGCTAATCATTGAGTTAGCCAAGAAGTCACGCGCAGATCCTTGNACAAAGCTTTGGAATATCGAGCTACCAATCAATGGATTGCGCCCCCACTTACGGGTGTACGTATTCTGACTAAGTACTGTCACGGCAAGCTTCTTCTTACCCCATGGCGTCATGACCTCCTCCAACATAGGACGTTGCCAACAAATCAATCTACCNCCAAGTAACTTCATCCAAAGCGCCTTATTATCAGCCTTTAGATTAACTCTATTATTCGCGCTAAATGGTGTACCCATATCCTGGACTGCGCTGATCGCGGCATTCTCACAGGCGTACCAAAGTTCTTTAACCTTGGGGTAAGCCGCTCGGTAGTTGTCTACAGCATGTTGAGACTGCGCTAGGCTAAACTCAACACCCATTCCTTTTGCGTACTCCACAAGACCCTTGGCACCCTGCCCGAACATACACCCAAGAACAGCCGACTTAGCAATCTGTCTCTGCTCCTTGGTGACATTCTCATAAGGGATGTGGTACAAGGAAGTTGACGCGAACATCATGTACTCATCTAACCCCTGTCTAAACATCTCTACCTTGTCTTTTTGGTTTGCGACATAGACACCCACTCTATTTTCNATCGAGCTAAAATCGACGTCAATGAAGGTCTTTCCNTCTGGAGCCTTAATTGCACTACGAACCAAAGATGAGAGCTCTTGCATGGTACCAAATCCAGTGCCAAAGACTCTCGGGATTGCGTCTGCAATCTCTGTATCTTTAAGAGTAGGACGAGCAATGTTCTGTAAGTTAAGTCCACCACGAGAAGCCCAACGGCCAGTGCTCGCGCCATGATAGACCAATGTATTTCTGATTCTTCCATTTCGTTGTATCTCCAATATTTTAGCGTACTTAGCCACACTAGTTTGACTACCTTCTTGACGCAGTTCAAGTGCTCGTTTTACATTCGGGTGCAATCCAGTCTTTTTTAGGGTACTGGTTACAGTCTCTGCAGTTAGGTTTTGTAAATTGGCACCTTGAGAATTTAACCAGTTTAGCAATTTTTGTCTTTCTGATGGTTTACATCCAGTCAAAGCCAATAATTCTTGGTCTAGTGTGTTTTGTGCAAATTTTACAGCTTTCACTGCATTTTGTACTTCCACAATCGTCACAGGAACGCCGATCGTATTGATCCTGTTAGTAAGACCCCAGATCTGTTGTTCGAGATCGTCTAGGGGCCTCAACGTGCGTCCTATGGACATTTCGGTTAAAACATCCTGTTTGCAGTACTCAAAGAGCTGTTTTACTAGGTCTGGGTCCTTATTAAAGACGCCATTGTGTGGCTTGCATAGTTTTTGGATTAATTTTTTACCGATTGAGTTTTTTTGATACTCGGAACTCATAACTGAACCAGCATCATCTAAACTTTGAGGAATATTATTTGCGGCGGCGATTGCCATTGTGTCAATACATTGATCTAACTTAAGGGGAGGCCATCCATATTTAGGGACACAGACACAATTCCAAATTGCATACTCAAACAAGGCATTCCATGCTTGAATTTTGCCGCCAGATTGTACGTGTGCTAACAGGTGTCCAACTACTGGACTGTTAGGCTCACATACATGTACATAGTCGATGGTATTTGCAAAGGCAATGCAGATTACTTCTGTTGAATGATCGTTGGCATAAACATCTAGGCCCNGATCTTTTAGGTCGATAAAACTACGTGTTTCAAAGTCAATACTATAAATCATTATAATGCTCCTATGGCTCCGGACTTATCCGGTTAAAAAGTTGAGNGGGGTATCAGAATCGAACTGATGACAGGAGTTTGGAAAACTCCAGTTTTGCCATTAAACTAACTCCGCTGTAAATCTATGATACTATAAATATGGGCGTGCCGTCACCCATGTAAGATCCTATCACGTTATATTCAAACTAGTCAAGTGCTTCCTCTTCTGTCATCTCTTGATCAGTAATTAAGGATTGTATCACTAAATTTGCATCATATACAAATTTATCTCCATAATATGTAATTCCTACAATACACTTATCGTACTGCTCTCTAGGCTCTAGTAACAAAGCCTCCTCATTTACATTTTCTAAAATATCATCGATCTGCATAATCTCTTTCCACTTGTTGATAGGNGGCATCAATATCGTAGTGTGCACCTGTGGGTCCATTTTGTCCAACGATGTCTTGTCGTTTCTCGTCATCCTCAGTCCAAAGTTCCACAAGTTTATTGGTGGTAGGTTTGGGGCTGTCCAATTTATCTGACCAGTCGATACCCTCAAATCCTTTTGTGAAGTTTTTGTTTGAGACCTTGGATTTAAGTAAGTCTCCGGTAATTTCATTTTTAGCTGTCATATTATATCTCACAAGCCCCACTGGTGCAGGCAAGCATTTGAGCTCCTTCTACGTTATCAGTTAGTTCTTTAAAGTTTTCCCAAATAAGAACAGGCATACTAGCTTTTAGTTCTTCATACTCTTCTTTGGTGCACTCTTCATATGGTGCTTGGCGATATGATCCACCATCATACGGTAAGTATGACACACCACTAATCTCATCAAAGTTTTCCCAAGTCCAGGCACCTACGCTTGGCCAGTCTTTTTCTTCGACCGAGATGGTGACTGAGGGTTTGTGTTCGCACCACTCACGCTGATAAGTAAGCCAGAGTCCGAGGTGATCGATAGGGGTGACGTCGCTTCGAGTGATACCTGATGGTGCTCGCTGAGGGAAGCTGAAGACGATTGTTTGCGTGGACTTGATGACGCAGTCTTCGGCGGGGACTCCACTGTCAATGAGGAACTGAGTGAGAGGATCTTTTTTGTCTCCTCTAACTCGTCTGATATAGTACGGGCTATGGCGAGGATGGATACCTGATGCGGAGTCAGTAAGTTGTGATACGGTTCCTGAAGGCTTAACGCATGTGATAGCTGCGCTTGGAGGAATTCCAAGTGCGCTACTCCACTCTGTATTTGTTTCTCTAGCTGTGTCTCGTAACTTGTTGAGGAGGTCATTTAGTTTTTTTCCTTGTGTGATTAACATCTTGTTATCATAAATACCCGTCAATGATACACCTAACAGACGTTCCTCTTCGGTGTTCTTTTGCCATACCTTACGTAGATATGGAAACTTGGTAAAGGTTGACTGGATGGTACCAAGAATCGTAGCAAGCTTTACTTTTTCAATCAGCGTCTCTTCTGTGTCATCATGGCGAACCACTACCTCGGAAAGATTGCAAAATTGATATGGACGCAAAATAATTTCCGAACATGGATTTGTACCGAATTCATAGTTAGGATCACGGTGGCCAAATTTAGCCACTGTCGCTTGTGNGGCCTCACGATTAAAAATTCCCCGTTCACCCGAATGGGAATTGTATAAAGATAACCACTCTTCCATGAACTTACCAACGGAAGGCTTTTCAGGATACACCGCGCTATTATTGGCGAGCGCACGGTGAGGTGCAGTTTCCCACCAAGGGCCAGCTTTTGCATGCCTAATCCTTTCATCATCTAAATCAGATAGCGATATCATTGCGGAGCGACGAACACCACCAACCACAACAGCCTCACCAATTTTACACATGATATCATGACACTCTAATGAGTTTAATCTACGACCCTGTGCGTGTTTAAATGTGGCCGTCACAAACTCAAACAAGTCCACTAATGGCTCTGGACCAGAAGCGCGACCACCAAATGTTTTCAATCGAGTGCCTGATGCTCGTACTTTAGACACATCCCATTTTGGGATTTCACCAGCCCATAAGTTTGCTAATAACAAACGCAATGACTTGGCCCAACCCTCTTTGGAGTCGTGCACAACGATAGTGTGGTCCGACTTATACAAACGATCCGGAATTTCCGGTAGGTTGCTAATGTTCTTGGATTCAACAGAAAAGCCTACGCCGGTACCACACAGTAAGATAAACATAGCCTCATCAAATGACTTTGGATCATCTACAGGTAGGTATGAGCAATTGTATACACAGGTATTGTCACGGTCTGCGCTCTTGCCTGCAGTCATCATGGCTCGCATAGAAGGCATAACCTCGTGATTAAAGATTGCCTTGTACATACTACTGCGTAATTCTTTATTATCTGTGATTGCCTCTGTACNACTAAACACATAGTCAACAAAACGTTCTGTTGTCTCGGCCCATGTCTCACGACGGTTTTTCTCATCGATAAATCGCGCATACCGACTAGCGGCAATATATTCGCGGTATTGATCCATTGTTATTTTTCCTCAATTATAGATTGTGTAATTTCTTTAGCATACTTTTCAGCGTCCTGTTCTATGACCCTGAATTGATAGTTTGTTGGGGGTTCAAATATTGCATTGGTATCCTCAAAACGTCCGTCTCGAATTGTGTCAACCCAAATGTTAATGTTAGGTGAGAATATTGCCCGTAACAATGGTGTTGGGCAAACAAAATCACACACTACATAGTCTACCTTTGCTTCCTTGGCTAACTGGCTCATTCTATGGGCTTGACGCATTCTGCCTGCAGAAGAAAAATCCCAATCATCGCTGTCCTTACGAACTTGATCGGCATTGAACCATTTAACTGTCTTTCCTGCATCTAACAGGGCGCTTACAATTGCTTGGGCTAGTGTTGTTTTGCCTGCCCCGGGTAGACCCATGATTAATAATTTTTGCATATTTTAGGGGATAAAAAAGGGGCATGGCCCCTTTTCCTTTCTGCTTATGTGTTAAATTGCGAAGTCAGAAGCTGCTGATGTTCCACCGCCTAGGCGTTCACCTTCTGCTACCTTCATTACATTATTTAAACCACATGCAATTCCCTTTGATCCACTTGCATTATATGGATAGAATATTACTGAAACACGACCGTAGCAACCTGAGTATACTTCATTTGGGTCTAAGATCTCGTTCATGTCAGCATCAACAACACCAGGTTTTTGAACTGAGTTGGCGTTAATGAAGTATGAATTGGCANATGCCGCGTCATCTTTCTCTTCGTCACCATCACGTAAACCACCTTTTAATCCCTTTGGTACTGCTCCACCGAAGAATGAAGCGTTTGTAGCTTTAGCCTCCTCAAAAGCTTTGTTAAATTTAGCTACAGTTTCTGTATCTGTCTTTGGAATAATGATAGACACTGAATACNTTGGTGTGCCACCTTCCATTGCCGCCTGTGGTTGAAATAAATGAGCATATGATAAACGTACTTTGCCTGATACTGCTTTTACTTTGTTTGATGGTATAGCCATATTAAACTTCCTTTTTAGCGTAAGATATGGACTTCAGTAGGGGCCATATCGTCAACCCTTAAAAACAATATACTCTATGTTTATGCATCATGCAAGAGATTTAATCTAAATAATGCCTCTTTCATTGCCAAAGTGTTCAAAAAATCATCTCTTATGGACTCTTTGTTTAATATTCTAGGCGCTTTTTCAACTAAAATCAATAGCTGATACACACAATTTCTTAATATATCTAGCTCTTCTTTTAATTCTATGTTTTTTAACTCTGTGTATCCTTTAACATATTCATCGATTATGTTGTCTGGTACATTAAACGTCTCATTGTAGTACTCTACTATCATTACTCATACCTTAAATTTTTAGGAACCCTAATTTTAAACTTAGATATCATTGGCGCAAATTTAGCGTACTTATCTCTAAATATTTTAGTATCTGTATAANTATAGTTTGGTACTACAATATTTTTATTAAACTCCATACAGTACTCNTAATAAAACTGAGCCTTTAGTCCCTCATTAATCATCGTGTCAATTAACATATAATCAATTATTTCTTGTGACAAGTCTGCAGTATATTCTTTAATATACTTTTCGGTATAGTTTAATAATGACCAAAAACTATCCTGCACATTTTCCCTTGAAATAAACACATCTGTGTGTGACAGGCTAAAGTAATTGACACAGTGATTATTAACCACGCTATTAGTAAGATCTAAAGTCTTTAGGAANGCTGGGTTTCTTGGGTGTGTCTCTGTTAGTGTTATATTATGAATGCGTTGTTTGTGATCCTGTACCACCTCAAAGTTAAATATTTCATCATACAGAGGCAGGTTTAACATCTTAGCAAGCTCTACACAATACTTTGTAGACCCACTACGGGGAATACTTGTTATGATCATTTGAAATCGTCTCCAACATTACCGGCTCTATCGCGGACTAATTTGGGTGTTCCCTCTGGGCGCTGAACTAGGTCTCCCAACCAAGTAATAATCTGTCCCTTGGCGCCTAGCTTTTCTAGTGAGGCAATGGACTTCATCTTGGGTTGTTCCCATATCTCATTTTGAGATATTCCCTTAGAGATTAATACCTCTGATGCTAGTGCGATATCTGATATCTTACGATGTGTCACTGTGGTTGACAATTTGTAACCGCTTGGCACTTCTCCGGTGACTACCGCCTTGTTAAGTGCATACTCTTCCACGTCACCAACCCATGACTTTAGGTCTTGTGCTTTATCTAAAACATCTGACATCTCTTCGTCAGATAATAGCGGTGGGTCTCTAAATTCCATCTTAGCAAGCGCTGTGTTAAAGTCTGCGCGTGCTCTGCACTGTGACTTGGCGCGACAAAAGTGACAATGGTCTCCGGCAACAAACTCTCCGTCACCAACCCAAGCCTTTTTGGCCTTTGGCTTTACGTAAAAAGTTGCCCAATCAATAAGCTTGTTTAGTGTGGTACCATCTGTTGTAATACTATTAAGGCGAGGTTGGTGGATGGTATACTCCACGTCTTTAATCTCGGGGTATAGTTCTTTAAATTTGGAATANGCCCCCAGTGCGTACAATCGTAGTTGAGGATTATCTTTGGCATCAACCGGAATGCCAGCGCCAAATTTAAGATCTATAACGCGAATTTTATGTTTAGATAAGATGACCACATCAGCGGTACCAAAGCCTTCAGGTACCCAGTCACTGAAATCTGTCTTCTGCTCAAACATTGGCTCATCGCCGTCACCTACCTGTGATNNAACATACAGCACGTAATTATCAACATGCGCTTCAAAGTCATCNTTATAGTATTGAGTAAGCTTAATAATTTCATACTCACGATTAAACTCGTCAGTATCAATCTTACCAAAATGGTGTAGCAACTTAATCTCTGCCAGACTATGGGCTGTAGTACCCTCGGCTGAAAAGTCAAAAGCACTTTTTGGTTTCTTTTGTTCCGGTAGTGTGGCTTCTAACCTAGCAGATGGAGTACATGCAAGCCATCGTTTTGAGCCTGAGGCAGAGAGTAAAGCGTGAGCTGTGGCCATGATTATTCCTTAGATTTATGATACTTAAGATAGTGTATCGCATTTTCAAGTATTTGTACAGAGTCTTTTGCTTTACCTAATAAATGATTGCAGTTTTGGCATAATAGACTACGTACCTTACCTGTTGTATGGTTATGGTCTATATGGGTACTCCTCGATGACTCAAAGTGTGTTCCACAGATGGCACATCGCCCACACTGATCACTTAGCATGTCATCAAAGTCTTTTGATGTAATGCCATACAGTCTAGTAAGGGTAACGTCTTTGTTGTCTTCTTGCCATTTTCTTACACGCTTTATATCACAAAGTTTACAATATTTATACGGTTTATTGTAATTATTTGCCTGCTTGTAAAATTCTGATAAAGATTTTTCTTCGTTGCACATTGGGCAAGTTTTCATGACACTCTCCATAGTAGGGGAGGACTAGCCAACGATGGAGCGTTGGCAGGGAGCGACCCTCTTCGTCCTTATTTTGCTTCTTTTAGTGCTGTAATTAGATCTGATACTTCTTTATTAAAATCAATCTTAGCCTCTACTTTTACATCCACCTTAGTATCGCGGGTCTCTTTGTAATCCTCAGGGAAGAGTCCACGCAATGCTATCTCAGCGACGCGACTGTTAAATGATTTGTTTTCAACATTGGTCAGCATTAAATTTTCCCAATATGACTGAGAGTATGTTCGGGCCAATGAAAACGCCTCCTCAGCAACTGCGTCATCTTTTCTTAGTTTGCGCCCAGTGTGGTCGCTAATACCAAGAGCGGCATACATGGACTTCAAAGAAGATCCTTGTTTGCCTAACTCTACAACAGTATTAGTCCACTCAGGACGCCACTTAGGTTTTGCAATAGCCATATTAACACTTCCACCGAGATAATGACGCCGCTTTACGCGTAGGTTTTCCGTTCTCGTCTTTCATAGGTCCCNGCATACCTGACATACGGGCACAAAAAGATTTCTTACGTGGCCCACCCTCGGGCTGAGGAGCTTTTAGATTAGACCCTGTTTCTCTGTTGTATTTTGCCCGACCCTTTGCAGTTAAACCAGCGCCCTTGTCAGTGGCAAGTTTTTCACCACGGCCAACTGACAGAACGGGGCCACCTGTTTTCTTTTTAGCTGTCTTTGCAGACTCTTTAAAGTCCTTAGCCGTTGGTGCACCTTTACTTCCTGGTTTACGCATAGTCTCACCACTACCTCGAGCAATTCGCTCTTCTTTAGCGTGAATGTTAGTGTACAAGCCTTTATTTTGTGCCATAATATTTCCTTAGTATATTCTTTACTAATGCAAATTATGCGCCANTATCGCCCTTGGTTTCGTCAAAGATTGCCTTACGTTCTTTCATTTCTCGTAATGCATCATTAACAACCAAGCGTGTTACTGCTCCGGCCATTTGACGACGATACTCTTCTTTTTCACTTTCCTTGCGTCTAAGGATGTCTTCCTTGGCTTTTTCATTAGACATCCCATTGGCTTCAAGAAGCTTGTTTAGTAGATCACTCATTGACTACTGGCTCCTCAGCGGCTTCTTCTGCATCAACCTCTTCTTGGATCTTAGCAAACTGATCTGCGCCCTGAGATTGAATTAGATTAATCAGATTTGCAACTTGAACAAAAGGTGATTGTCCTAATACGTTTAGAATTGAATTTACTTGATCTACTGTGAATACGAAGTTAATTGGTTTACTGCCTACTTCATTTGCCATTTTGTTGCTCCTTTAGTTTGTTAATTTTACGATCTAAATACCATGCTGCTTTTTCTAAGTCTTGAACTGAGTTTTGTTTATGCTCATGTCTTAGGATATACTTTCCAACTTGCCACAAAAGTGGGTCGGTTGGAAAGAATTCTTCTAGTACTTCAATTGCTTCCCACTTACCATGTGTGTAGTGTGATGGGTGATTTACTGGGTCTGGCACCCATCCTTCTGTTTCAGCCGTTGCGTCCCACTCTGCCGGTGTGACATCATTTAATTTCTTCATATGTCTAATTCCTTTCTAATAATTTCAACACTCTTGGCAAAATGATATCTCCAATATTTTTCTGTTACAGAAACATCTGAGTATGTTAATCCATCTAAGTATGCGTCCATAATAAACTGATCCTTTGGATCAAGCTTAGAAATGATTTTGCGAACGTCAGCAATATCATCAGCAGACCAAGGCAACCATCCCTCATCAATTGATAATAAGTAACTGGTTTCCTTGGAGTCATCTCGCTCCATTGGGTCAGTGTCTTCGTCACTTAGTCGTGGATTGGCCGCAAAAATTTCTATTTTAGTTATAATAATTTTAGTCATATTATACTAATGCAAACTCTAGGGCATTCAGTACCGCATTTTGAATATTTATTTTGCCCTCTAGTACATCAACTACTTGACTATCAATACTACGCTCCATGATAAGGTGATGAATAATCACTGGTTTCTCTTGTCCCTGTCTATGAATACGTGCGTTGGCTTGGATATAATTCTCACTGCTCCAAGGTAAGTCAACCCAAACCATCTGCGCGGTATCTGCGGTATTGCACTGTAAGTTAATTCCTATCCCCCCTGACTGAGGGTGGGCTACTAACATCTTGATTTTACCTGCCCGCCAGTCAACCAAAGTCTGAGGATTGTCATCTAACACCTTAATATCTTTGAACTTTTGCTTTAACGCATTTAAAGTAGACTGGTAATGGTAGAATACCAAGGTTGGTGTTTCTTCGTCCCACAAGTCCTCTAAATAATCCAACTTCGCGCTGTGTTGGTAGATATGTTCTTTGTTTTCGTTGTACAACACACCGGACGTGAACTGGAGTAGTTTGTTTGATAGAGCCGCGGCGCTGACTGCTGTTATGGTGTCTTGATTTGTCTCAAGTACCATGTGTTTGCGTAGGGTATCATAGTTGGCACGCGTTGCGTTATCCACCCTAACTGTGTGGTAGACCTTAGTAACCTCAGGCAAGTCTAAGTAATCCTCTGCCTTAAGTGAGAAACATATGTCTTTGATCTTGTCTTGGATTTGTTTATCCGCACCGGTGTTTAGTGCCCACTTGTATATCATGCCAGTGTGACGATTACGCTCAGAGGGGTACATATATTTGGCACGGAACTTAGTGATGCTTGTCTCCAAACGATCGCCAAGGTCTAAGATACCTACCTGAGACCATAGATCAGCATACCCCTGAGGGGTTGGTGTACCCGTTAGTATTATTCTTCGCCTAAACGTCTTTAAATGCTTCTTAATTGCCTTAAAGCGTTTTGTGCTCGCGTCCTTGAAGCGAGAACTTTCATCAATCACTAGGTTGTCAAATATGTTGGACTTTAGGTGGTCGTTAAATAGCCACGCCACGTTCTCTAGGTTGGTGATGTAGATGTCTGCACTGACCCGTAGGGCCGCGGCGCGTTGTGCCGGTGTGCCCATAACCTTACTAATAGTAAGGTTATTTGTGTGCGCCCACTTTGGTATTTCGTCTGACCACACGGACTCGGCTACTCGTTTTGGCGCAATGATTAGGGTTGAGCCTTTGAACTGTTCGGCAATAATAGTCAAGGTCGTTGCTGTTTTACCTAATCCTGGTGGTAGGAATAGCCCCAAGCTAAAGATTGTCTTGGCTTGGGACACTATGTCTTTTTGGTACTGGTGTAGATTAGATCTCAATAATGAAGGCATCGATTTCTTCTTTACTTTTTAATACTACGACTGGAAACCCCAGCTTTTCTAATTGTTGAAACACTATTCTCTGCCTCGGACTGATCGCGCCCCTTTGCGTTTTTAATTCCACGAACTGGATCTGGTTTTGGAGTATCACTATTCTGTCCGGAACTCCCGTCACTGTCGAAATCCACTTCAGACACAGTCCCTGTCTTTCCTTTACTTTTTTTATTAGATACGCTTCGATTTGTTTTTCTAACATGTTCCGCCCTTTCTACTATACTGGCAGAGTATACTTGTTCTACCACAGACTGAGTTAAATAGGCGCGAGTCTCACCGGCAATATTCTCCTCACCAATAAAGTGCCCAAGCTTTTCAACAGCGTGACTGACTTCGTGGGAAATCACCCCAACCCAAACTGCATCGTCTTCTTCTGACTCATAATTAGCTAAGTCAAAGGCCATGATGATTAGGTCTCCACCACTTGTGTGAATGGTGATTGTCTCAGCCTCACCTTTTTCAAATGCGTGAATACCTGTCACTAGATTATGTTCACTGAATATTTGTTGAAGTGCACCATCATTAAAACACAGCTTCATGATCTGTGGAAAAAATCCGGTATCTATGTGGTAGTATTTACTCTTTGCCATTTAATAATTTCCTGTGTAGTTCATCCATTGGTTCACCATCCCAATCTAACAGGACTGTGGTNGGCTCTTTGTTTTCCCATCGCTCAAATGATAACCAAGCAGCGCCTTTGTCAAAGACTGTGGCAAAGTGTGGCTCACCTAGGTAGCCGTCTTTTTTGGCCTTCATAAATAGTGCGTGGGTACCATTGCGTTCTCTTTGCATGTTGTCATAGTACAGTAGCCCTTTTTCATGGTCGCCGTATCCAAAATCTCCAGTAACATATACCGCGCTACTCTCCACATTTGGGTGGCTATGTTTTGGTACATTGGTGTTGGGCTTAANAGTAACCAACTCAACCTGAAACTGACCAGTACGGTATAGACAAATTACATGAGACGTGTCTGTAAAGTACAGCGAGTCTTTGAATGGAACCCTAATTGGCATACCGCAATCAACCCAGTGCTGTCTAAAGTCCGTGACGCTAATCATTTATCGTCTCTTGTCAACATCATAAAATCAGCAATCTCATAAGCTTCATCGCACAATTCTTGTATCTCATTTACATATTCCATGTTATCCTTGAGTAGTTTTTGCATTGCAAGTCCGGCAAAGTAATCTCTTAATTCAATGTTCATTGGTTTTCCTTTCTAGCATTTATCATGGCATCCGCGAGCTCGTAGCTATATTCCGCCAAAGCATTGTAACTGATGTCACGCACGTTTGGGTTACTTAGGTGTCCATGTAGTGACACCATAGCAAACAAGTCTATTAATTTAATATCATCTTCCATTTAATCTCTCCACAGATTTGGCTAGTAAGTATTTGTCACCCATTTGTTTTTTCAATGCGTCTACTTTCTTTTGACGCAAGCTCATCGCCTTTTTATTTGGGGCAATCATTCCATATAGGGACTCAATCATTCCGTCTTTTTCATAATTAATTAACATCACGTTATATCCTTTATTGTAATAGTATTAATTTAAGTTAGCAAGTGATACATTATATCGCCACATTGGTGCATTAGGTCGGCGCCCAAATTCTCCGCGCATTTGAAATGCATTGTATCTAAAAAATACTTCATACTTTTTGTAGTGATTGCGTCGGGTAGACGCCATTGTTCCCTTGTAATACCTACGTCTTATTGTGAAGGTCATGGACGTAGTCCTCAAAAGTATCCCACAGGTGGGCAATCTTCATCTCCCACACCAGGATTATTGCATCGATATACTGACTCTTTGCGTCTTCATTAGCGAGTCGTAGATCATCTAAAATCTCAAACATCTTAACAATCTGTTCTTCTAAATCAAATCTATCACTCATCTAAACTCTCCGTTCTATTTACGTCACCGGTAAAGTCAGCTTTGGTTAATATTGGATAGTCAAAGGCTTCACGCATCGTTGTGAGTAATTTGTCAATCTCTTCTATGTCGTTGCCAAACACTTCAGCCCCGCAGTGCCCATAGGGTTCATTCTGTTGATCATAATACACCTCGCGTATCTCTAATGTCTGATCTTCTTCAAACGTTTCATCTACGTTTACTATTCTATAGTTCCACATATTTTTCCTTGTCCTTAAGTTGTTGTGTTAAATAGGCGATTTGTTTGTATAGTTGCTCTATACGTTCCCAACAATATGCAAGTTCGTTCTTTTCTGCTTCAGTCATATCTTCCCTTTCGGTCATATATATATATTACATTTTCGGGTTTAATCGGGTGATTATTCCCGCTCGGTAATGTCAAGTAAACTTTACTTTTTATCTATACTTCCGCATCTTTGCCATAGTTTCATACAGCCTCTTACTTCTATCTGACCGCCTAAATATTTTCATGCGACCATCCCATA